AAACTGATCTGATTCAGTTGACCAAAGTTAAAAGGCATCAAGCTTTCGGCTGGGTTGCCGTTAGTCAAGATCATCTTGCCGGGTCTAACCTCAAACTTGCTGTCCCTTGGAATCTTCGCAGCGTCTACTGCCATCATGGGATGTGTCGTTAATGCTAGAGCGTCTACCCGTGCTCTCATTTCAGCATCAAGTGCCTTCTGGCTCATGTAACCTTTCTCGCACACCCCACGACCCCAGAACCGTGAGGGGACAACATCCCATGAGAACGCCATAATCGGACGATCTTTCATCATGTAAGGATTGGCTAACGCTTTAAGGATTTCACCGTCTGCAATGACCACGATAGCCTCAATGAACTTGCTATCCTCAAGGTCTTCACCGTCTACACCCGCCTCAACCAAGAGATCACGGGGTACATGGCCGTAGTAACGCTTGATTCGCACCGTATCGTCGGGTTGCATCAGTAACTCGGCATCTTTAGCCAGCCCTAAGTTGGATTGACCACCACCAATGTCAACATTGCGGTAAACACCGGACTCAATCAGTAGCTCGATGGAGTGCTTGCTCACCATTTCGTCAATACAGACACCCATTGCGCTAGAAAGACAGGTAGCACTGGGCTCAATCAGGAAATTCTTGGGTAAGATGGGCTTCATCTTGACGATTGGGCGGGTTGTTTCCTCTACCCCGAACTCTGCCATGCCCGAGGCTTCCATTTCTGGCATCTCACGGGTAGCTGGCTTGTATTCAATGGTCTCATCAATGATGAGCTCGGCAATACCTGTCCCATAGACGGCGGCATTGATTAAAACCTCGCCGATAGCGGGTCGAACGTGGGCTCGTTCAATGTCTTTGTGCAGCAAATACTGCAATCCTGCGACATCTTTGGGATCTTCGTCGTCATCTTCCAGCATAAACAGCGTAGATTGGCTGAATGTCGCTGTCTCTATCTCAGCTACGTTAGATTCAACGGCTTGCTGTAGGGCTGGAGCGATTAACTTAGAGCGCTCACTGGCTCTAGTCTTGTCCTGCTCTGACCAGATCCCGCGCCATAGACGAAAATACTCATCATGCTGGTCGGCATAATTCGACTCATAATGGTTGCGCCATTTGTCCGTAGTAGAATCAATCCACCCGTACAGATCTTGTTCTACACCTAAAATATCATCGTCAGACATCAGTAACCTGCCACGGCATCAAGGCATTCAAACTCATCAGGAGCATCAATACCGGAGAAATAGGGAACCTGCGCCATCTGGTCGATATAACTTAGGCTGTCAATCAGGTCATCGTGTACTAAGGCCGAGGGGAAGTTCCCGGCCTCATCTTCAAAGCGTTCGTTCCATTCACCTTTCTTGAGGTGTACCAGTCCATTCTCAAAGCGTCCTGCAAGCGCCCATAGCACTCTGTCAGCCTTCTTCTGGTTACCGTGAGATAAGGGCTCTAACCGGAAGATTCTCGCTGTACGGCGCATCATGTCGTTCAGAGGAGAGAACACCGCTTGTTGTGCGATCCCTTTCTCAATTCCTGTAATGATGGGTCTATGTTTATCCACAGCCGCAAAAATGTGTCCACAGGTTTCATCCAGTGACCACTGACCGTGGATAATATCCTCGACGTACCAGTGACCCTCAGCATTGACATAGACCACAGAGATCGCGGAGTCATCGCGCTTCTTTGTTTTGCGCTGGCCTGTTTGTTTAAATCCCGCTAAGTCGATGCCGATATAGACATCGTAGTTACCGTGAGGTCGCTTCTCGTAGTAATCGAAATCCTCTACCTTAAAGTGGCCTTGAGTCTTGGCATCGAAACTTGCCATATACTCTTGCTGAAATGCATAGTTAGGTAGGGTGTTTCGGGCATGTTCTATTTCTTCGCGTTTAACGAGAGGATTGTCAAAGCTCGTGAAGTGGAATGATGTCCAGTTCTCAAACCCGTCAGCGCCTAAGTACATGTCGTAAAAGTGGTTGCGGCCTTCCGGTGTACCAATGGCAATCATGGTGCCTTGTTGGTCGGACAGTGCAGGACGTAGGATGTTCTCCCATACGTCAGGCTTCATAAAGGCGTACTCATCCAAGACTAAGTGCTTGAGCGATACACCACGCAGGGTATCGGGTCTGTCTGAGCCTTTAAGGTAGATCTTATTCCCTCCAGCTAACGTGAGCTCAAGGTTGTTAATGTTCTGGTGTTCGATGATGTCCCCGGCTATTTCCCAGAGTACGTCCCACATCACATCCCTAGCTTGTCCTTGGGTGGGCGCGACATAAAAGACCTTTCCTTTTTTATCGTTAAGGGCCGCAAGGATTAACGTACAGGCCGCAAGGTAGGACTTACCTGTACGACGACCAGCCGCGATAACCTTAAAACGTGACGTATCTCTCAGAACTTCTTTCTGCCAGTCCAGAGGATCAATGTTTACATCTCCGATAGATCCTCCTTCACAATCTCACCATCGACAACCTCGGGGGTCTTAATGTCCATCCCCGTAATGTTGACTGTCACTGCTGCGGTTTGCTTCTGCTCATCTAAGAAAGCACTCGCCGGGACAATGGTTTTCATAATCGTGGTTAAGACGGCACCTTGAGCTTTGTGGTCGTCATCTAAAGAGATGTCTATGGCCTTCTGTACGACCCGTGGTAAGTCAGGGTGGTATAGGAAAGCTTGGCGTACTAGAGAGACACGTTCTCGCTCCTCGCGCTTGCTGAGGGGTCTGAGAGGATTACCGTTATTGTCGGTCAATCCTTTAGCTAACTGTCTCGCTGTCATCGTGGCGGCCCCTTGCCTCTGCCATGTCCAACGGAGGACTTAGAGGGGCTTTTGCCATCGGATCTAGTGCGATCCCAGCCACCACCTTTAGGGGGTGATTTGTCTAAGACTTTGACGAGCTTGCCACAGCCACGCTTACACTTAGCCCGAGCAGCCGTAGCTGACTCCGCATAAATGCCCGTGTTCCTGCCCTCAAAGAAATACAACTTCGCCATAAAAGCCATCGCTTTCTTAGTACGATATGACTGGATTCTATCGGAAGAAACGATTATTGCAAGGGTATTTAACCTCATTTAAGTCAAACCTTGCTAATCAGTCTCAAAATAGTATATTTTAGGCAGGACGGTTGGCTTCATACGTAAACATCGCAACCTATACAGATGAGAGAACAGACGTTGCCTTATGTGTTCTTATGACTCCTAGCCTTATGCGACTTTACGACCAACCGTCATTTCACTTTTTGCAAGTCTGAGTGAAGCGGTAGACATCGTTTGGTAAGGAAGCTTGATTTTACCTTTCGCAAACTTGAGTGGGATCTCCATTGTAGATGCCAACGCGATCCCCCCCTCCGGTACCAACGTGTAGATGGTATCAATCTGGGACTGTGTGTGCGTAGACAGATGTTCAGATGGAACCCACTCAAAGACAATAAGCTAACTACCATCCACCAACACAACTACCAGATGGTAGACCTCGACCGTAGCAACCACTGTCACGGTCGGGTCATTGGTCAAAACCCCTAGTAAGAACACACCAGACATCATCTGTGCTTTAAGTAAGACCTCTATAAAAGAACACATGAAAACATAAGTACCTTAGTAAGAAGGTCAAGGAACTCCTCGGTAGGTAGTCGCTTTGTGTCTGCGTCTAGTCCACTCATGGGAACTCCAAACGCTATGGCGTTTGTTCGACCTACGGCAATCCCATAACTGGCGCTATCCGTGCGCCCCAAATGCTCTGATCTTCATAACCCGCAATTCCCGCACGAGTAAATCAGTTTAACGATTAAGGAAACATAAGGACGTTTCCAGTCGTTAAACAGATTGACACGCGTAAGTCTCTGCTCATTCGTACGAGCTGTCGTAGCTAACACGGGAACGACCCTCACGATCTCGGGATAGGTGGACGGCGAGCGTCCTCTATCCACTCGATCAGGGTCGCACCTAAAGGTGTTGGGGTGGTGTTGCACTGCGTTGATCTAAGACAGATCAGCTTAACCTTTAAATCCTTACGGAGTAATAAGTTATGAGCAACTACCAAGATATTAGAAACCTAGAGTCCATGCTGTTCTCGGAAGCTGTTGTCGGTAATGTCGATGACCTAACAGAACTGGCTGTCGGATTAGCAAGACACTTCGAATTCAACGTCAACTTCGAACAGATCGAATGGATCGTCGAGGGCGTCAAGGCACAGTCCGACGACTACTGGAACGATGCGCTCGATGCCATTGATGCTGAGTTCGCTGCCATTGACGCACTTAGCTAACCGCTCAGACCGAAATAGTGGGACCCACCGCAAGCGTGGGTCGCCACGATTTCTAAGATATTTAATTTAATTCATTACGGAGTTCAATATGATTAACTTACCAGAGTTTAATTTAGCGTTATGGGCCATTGAGAATCCAACATCGGATAAGGCACCAACCCATCAAGGTAGCTACACAGACGAGCACGGCAGGAAGTGGGCTGTCGTAGGCTGGTACAACGAGGAACCCGGCCTCAGCAAGAACGGCAACCCAAGGCCAAACCTCTCGGTCAAGATCGACGAGTCCAAGTACAAGGCTATCGTCAACATCTCAAAGCCAGAGATTGCAGGCTCCAACGTAGTCGACAATCCATCAGCCCAGATCACCGAGCAACTAGCACGTCTTGACGAGGCAGAACAGCGCCTCGATCAGAAGCTCGCAATGCTGGAACGCATCGAAGAACTGGAAGCCAAGCAACAGGCAGCATCCTAACTACTAGGGAGGGCTTCGGCTCTCCCTTTTTTATGTTTGTTATGGATCTCGAAACCCAAACCTCCTACCCACTATGGAGCGCCCTCAGATGGACTCACTCGTATCACTACCAGCACCCGCGATGCCCAACCAGCTACGGGCAGGTGTGGGGTGTGGAGATGCAGGACACCACGACACCACGAACACGCAACGGAGATGCCAATGAACGCTAGACTCAGCGCCACCTGTATGACCTGCAAAGAGGCACGATATGTCAACGTAACCGCTAACGATGTCACGCAATACCTAAAAGATGACAAGTTAGTGCAAGACGTATGGCCTCAACTCAACGCATGGGATCGAGACATCATCATCGGCTTTCGAACTGGTGTCTTTCAATGCCAAGACTGTTCTGACTACGACCCCATTGAAGACATCATCAAAGAATCAGAGACAACAGGAGAATACTAATGACGATTAGATGTGAGACACACGTTGAGTTTTATGACGCGATATACGAGCTCGTAAAGGCAGGCTTGGGATTCAACGCTAGGACGGACGAACTATTCATCGAATTAACAGGGACACTTTGATATGAGTTTAACTATTGACGAAGGTTACTTCGACGCCAAGGTAACAGCATCTAGTGATGACGACCATGGCGCATGCAAAATCTACACGCTAGAGAACGGTGATTCAGTTGTCATCTACCTGACAAAGCCAGAGCTAATATCTTTCCATCAAGAATCAGAAACAGGAGAGCTTTAATGTCAGATGTACAGCTTCACTATCTACGTATGACGCTTGAAGATTCTGCCAGCGCCGGGCGGTTGAATGATGTTGAGCTATCGTTCGATCATCAGGGATGTGTGCGCTTTAGCAAACCCGGCACAGACAACGAGGTTGTGATTACCTACGAGGAGTTTGTATCTGTCGCCAAGATCCTTTCTGTTTTTGAATCTCAGATGTAACGTTAGTCATATCTTTCTATCATTTGGTGACAGTATGCCAAGGACATGCTGACTTTACCCCTAGTTCCTAGTAATATCTAACTTGTTTCATCAACTCATTACGGAGTATCAAATGTCTAAGACATCCAAAGGTACGGTCTACCAACAGATCACAGACAACATCGTTAAGTCCATCGAGGCTGGTGTTGTCCCATGGAAGAAAGAATGGAAGGCTGGCACTAACATCATGCCTATGTCTCACACCACCGAGCGCTGTTACACAGGTGGCACCAACATCTTACAACTCTGGGTTACCCAGTCACTCAATGACTATGAGCACAACCGATGGCTCACCTATAAGGCAGCCAAAGATCTAGGCTTTTGTGTTGGCAAAGGTGAGAAGGCTACGCTTGTTACCTATGTCGGTACAGGTGGGGAGAAGGACGAGGAAGGTGACCGCACCTACCGATACCACAAGCCTTACTGGGTATTCAATGTCGCTCAAGTACCGGGTCTAGTAGAGACCATACCTGTACCCGAAGTCAACGACCACAACCCTGCTGATGTGGAGATGGCGACCATCATCCCTAAGGCTCTGAGTGTGCTTGTAGTGGACGGTCAGCCCTGCTATGTACCTTCTACCGACATCATCAAGATGCCCGACCTCAACCTGTTCACGACCCCTGAGGCATACATGTCTACGCTAGCCCATGAATGTGTCCATGCTACAGGTGCCAAGCAACGCTGTGATCGTCAGCTAACAGGTAGGTTTGGTGATGAAGCCTATGCCATGGAGGAGCTCATCGCTGAGTTAGGTGCTGCCTTTATCTCTGGTCAATGGGGTCAGTCCTATCAGTTGGAGCAACACGCCAGCTACCTAGCGTCATGGCTCAAGGTATTCAAGAGCGATCCAAAGGCACTGTTCGCTGCCTCAACCAAAGCAACACAAGCTGTTGCCTATATAGAGAACTCGCTACGCACCCATCGGTGCGAGCGTAGCTCGTTAGATAATTTAATTGCCGCCTAAGAGGGACACACTATGAAGCAATCAATGATCCGCATCCACGGCCAAGAGTTTTTTGGCGCATCGTCTACCTGCTACAAGATACTTGAGCTCATGCAGGAGCTTCAACCTGTTGATGTTGTTTATGACTTTGATGCAGAGGCATCTGTTGATCGTAAGATTTACTACTGCATAGGTCTTGAGTGTACTCAGACTGCTGTACTTAACCTCGCTATGTACTCCAGTAGAACTAAAGCAGAGGTGGCTCGTGACAACGCTATTGCAAAGCGCGAGCTCGCAGAGGAGGCAGCATAATCATGTCTGAAGCTAGTCAGATCCAACTACAACCTTACTGGAGGGCCAGCGACTTGGCCTTTCAATTCAAGATAGATATTGCTAGGGCTCTTGCTCTTGCATCTCATTGCAATCTTATCGACCCGAACGGTGACGACTACAAGACACCCGCCATCTGTTTCGCTGAGTTAAGGAATGCCAATGCCATCTAATGTCGTGACACTTTATGAACCATCAACCTACATCGTCCGGGTTATTGCCGAGGACAT